CGCATAAGATCACTGACCTTCACTTCGAAGGCAATGATGTTATCGGAAAGGCATCAATACTTGATACTCCAATGGGTAAGATTGTACAAGGTCTTCTCGAAGGTGGTGTTAATCTTGGTGTCTCAACTCGTGGAATGGGTAGTCTTGAGCAGCGCAATGGCGCAATGTATGTTAAGGACGATTTTGTTTTAAGCACGGTTGACATCGTGCAAGATCCATCTGCTCCTGGAGCATTTGTTAATGGGATTATGGAAGGTGTTGAATGGGTCTGGAACAATGGCGTACTTACTGCTCAAGAGATATGTGAGGAACAAGAGACTGAAATCGAAACTCATGCTGATGTGCTTCCGCCAATTAGTGGCGTGGATCAAATCGTTGAGTACAAAAATTTCCTCTCATCCTTAAAAAGATCTTTTTAAAGGAGAAAACAATGGAAGATCAAAACATTGAACTCCGCGATGAGCAGGAAGTTGCGGAAGCAAAAGGGCATGATATGAAAAACGCTGAAGCACAGTCAGTGGCAGCAACTGCGAAAGCAGCGGATGCTACTAGCAAAGCACCTGCTCGTACGGGTGACAAGAGCAACAGCGAACCAATGCCAAAGACCAAAGCAGGTATGATTAATGCTATGTACGGTAAGATGAATGCCATGAAGAAGGTTGACCTTCAAGCGGCATACGGTAAGATGATGGGCGAAGAAGTCGAGTTGGAAGAGGAAGAAGTAGTTGCGGAAGCAGATACTCACTCTGAAGAACTCGCAGCATTAGTCGAGTCTGAAGCCACTCTCAGTGATGAGTTTAAGGCAAAAACTGCTGTGATCTTTGAAGCAGCATTGAAATCAAAGCTCTCTGAAGAAGTAGAGCGAATCGAAGCAACCTACGAAGAAAAACTTGCTGAAGAAACTGCTTCGCAGAAAGGTGAGTTGGTCGAGAAGGTTGATTCCTACCTGAACTACGTGGTTGAGCAGTGGATGGAAGATAACAAAGTTGCCATCCAAACTGGTCTGCGTGCTGAGATTGCTGAGAACTTCATGGAAGGGTTGAAGAACCTCTTCACTGAATCTTACATCGACGTACCAGAATCCAAGGTTGACCTCGTTGACGATTTAGCAGATCAAGTTGAAGAACTCGAAGAAGCTCTCAACAAGACCACTGCTGATGCGATTTCTCTGAGCGAAGAAGTAGAAGGTCTGAAGCGTGCAGCAATCGTTGCCGAAGCAGCATCTGAACTCGCTGACACTCAGAAAGAGAAGTTCTACTCTCTGGTAGAAGGTGTTGACTTTGATGACGCCGAGCAGTTTGCGTCTAAAGTTGCTACTATCAAAGAGTCATTCTTTGCGAATACGACAGTAGAAACTGAAGAAGAAATAACTGAAGAAACTGACGGTGACGTTGACACTGAAGAAGTTTCTCCTTTTATGGAGCAGTACCTGTCCGCCATGCGCAAAATTAACAAGTAATCCATTACCCCATAAGGAGAATTAAGAAATGGATCTGAACTACGATAATCTGGTCGCCAAGTGGGCGCCAGTCCTTGACGAGGAAGCAGCATCTCCTATTGCTGACAAGTATCGTCGTAAAGTAACTGCTGCGATTCTTGAGAACCAAGAGCAAGCATTCGCACAAGAAGCAGGTGCTTCTTCTTTCTTGCAAGAAGCTGCTGCTGCTAACAACACTTCAAGTGCTGCTAACTGGAACCCAGTATTGATCTCACTCGTACGTCGTGCTATGCCTAACCTGATGGCATACGACATCTGTGGTGTTCAACCAATGTCTGGTCCTACTGGCTTGATCTTCGCTATGAAGTCTCGCTACAAGTCTACTCAGTCTGGCGCCACTTCTGGTGACGAAGCACTGTTTAACGAAGCAGTTGTACCATACTCTGGTGACTCTTCTACGACTCACACTGCTGGTCCTTCTGGTCTTGACGGTGTAACTGACTCAAACGGCGACAGCACTATCAATGACGACCGCTCTGGTCCAAGCATTGGTGGCGGTATGCCAACTGCTGACGCGGAAGCGTTGGGCACTGGCGGTACTTCTGACTTCCAAGAGATGGGTTTCACCATCGAGAAAGCAACCGTAACTGCAAAGTCACGTGCGCTGAAGGCAGAGTACACCATCGAACTGGCACAAGACCTGAAAGCAATCCACGGTCTTGACGCTGAAGCGGAACTCGCTAACATTCTTTCAGTAGAAATTCTTGCTGAAATCAACCGCGAAGTTATCCGTACTATCAACAGCCAAGCGAAGACTGGTGCATTGACTGCTAACACTGCTACCAACGGTATCTTCGACCTGTCTACGGACGCTGATGGTCGTTGGTCTGTTGAGAAGTTCAAGGGTCTGCTTGTCCAACTGGATCGCGAAGCAAACACTATCGCTAAAGAAACTCGTCGCGGTAAGGGTAACGTAGCAATCGTATCTTCTGATGTTGCTACTGCTCTCGCTGCTTCTGGTATGCTTGACTACGCTCCTGCTCTGAGCACTTCTCTCGAAGTTGACGACACTGGTAACACTTTTGCTGGTGTACTGAACGGACGTATGCGCATCTACATCGACCCATATGCGGTTGCTGACTATGTAACTGTTGGTTACAAGGGCACTAACCCATATGACGCAGGTGTATTCTACTGCCCATATGTACCACTCCAGATGGTTCGCGCTGTCGGCGAGAATGACTTCCAGCCACGTATCGGGTTCAAGACTCGTTATGGCATGGTATCTAACCCATTCGTTGGCGGTACGCCTTCTGATGGTCTTGCTGCTGCTAAGAGCAACCAGTACTACAGAATTTTCCGAGTAGACAACCTGATGGTATCTGCGTAAGAATATTCTGTAAACCGAATAATAATAATAAAAATCGGTATTTGTATGGGGGGACTTCGGTCCCCCTTTTTTATGATTACTATATAATACTGCAATGCAAGTTGCAATTGTTTCGAAACTATTGGAGATGATATGAAAAATATTATTCTGTTCTTTTTGTGCCTGCCCATCTTGGCACACGCTCATACTATCACCTACGACAACGGTGACGTTTATACGGTTGCTGACGACGAGTACGTTTTCGTTTCTAAGCGTTCTGAGTTGTGGAGACGTTCCGTCTACAATAACGGTAAGACGATGCGATATGAAAAAATCGTACCGACCGAAAAAGTAGATTACGTCCCACCAGACACTGGTGTAGACGGTGAAGCATTTGGTAGTCACGAGTGGTGTAAAGCATACACTCCTTGGAGCGAAGGTTACACTTTCACAATGCAGTATTGGCAACGTGGTTGCGACACTAACAACGATAACAAATATGGTTGTGGTGACGAGAAGTACGATGCCTCAGAGGATGGCACTGCTTGTCCTTCTGAATAAAATCATGCCCCGAAAGGGGCATTTTTATTGCTTGCTTTTTGAGACTAAATAGTATACAATAGACCTATTCAATGGGAAAGTATACATGTCCGACAACCTTACATCTAATATCAACCTGTTCCAACCCACTGGGTTCAGGGTTGTCATTGACCGTCAGAACTTCTCTAACCTGACGTTCTTTGTCCAGTCTATCGACCATCCTGGTGCAGCAAATCCTGCTACCGAAGCACCGTATCAACGTATCGGAAGTGTTCCTATGCCAGGAAACCAGATGCAGTATGGTGAATTAACCATGGATGTTTTGTTAGACGAGGACTTTAATTCTTACATTGAAGTGTACAACTGGATGTTACGACTAGTCAACCTTGAACAGATACAAAATAGAGATAACTTTGACGGTAGCACTAGCAATCAACCAACGTATTCAGATATAGCAGTGACTGCTCTGACCAGTTCTAATCTAAAAAATAAGACTATTCGTTATATAGATTGCATCCCAGTTTCTGTAGGTGCTATTAGGTTTGAGGCACAGAATCAAGGTGTGGAGTACATTACTTTCCCAGTCAGTTTCAGGTTTAGTTATTTTGATATAGTGTCATAAAATATGAATTTAGATGATGTGCTTGCGCAGTGGTCGCAAGATTGTGAGATATCTCATAAATTAGATGAATGTTCTAGAGAGACTCCCAAACTTCACGCGAAGTATCTTGGGTTCCTTACTCAAGCAAAACTTCTACTCAAGAAAGCGGAGTCGGATCAGCAAGTCTTGCTGAAGAACAAGTTTCTCTGGTACAACGGTAAGATGTCGCAAGAAGAAATAGTTGCGCTCGGGTGGGATCCAGATCCTTTCGATGGACTGAAGGTGATGAAGGGCGACCTGAGTTATTACTATGACAGTGATGTTGAGATACAAAAGTCAGAACAAAAGATTGCTTACTATAAAGCAATGGTTGATGCACTGAAAGAGATGGTAGAAGGTATCAAGTGGCGGCATCAGCATATCAGGAATATCATAGAGGTACGAAGGTTTGAGTCAGGGGGATAAAAAATCTCTGCTCGCTTATGGTACAACACCTTCTTTCCCTGCTATCGTTGATAATGGAAACCCACTGAAGGGAAACCAATATATAGAAGGCAGGATAGAAAAACTACAGGAGGAGTATGATGCTCTTGTAGAACTAGTGCAGGATACAACTCGCGTAGAAAACGCAGCGATAGGTGTCACTCCTATCATTGGCAAGAAGTATTATCTGTACAATAACAAGGGGCAGGATGTTATGAGTATGATTGCTCCAGAAGAGTGGACTGAAAATACTCGTCCCGATTTTTTTATAGCATGTTTTAAACTAACAACAGATGGAGTGTGGAGACGTTATGGCGAAGACAATGAAAACCAACATCAAGATTAGAAAGAGAGCGAAGAAAAGTTCGCATGGTTCTTATCGCGATAAACGTAAACCAACCTCGCCTATCGTTCTAGCAAAAGCAAAAGCGAACGCAGCTGCGAACTTCGGTAAAGACCCTGCGTTCAGGGAGGAAATTTATGGCATACAGCGAGAAGGTGCTTGACCACTATGAAAATCCTAGGAACGTTGGTAAGTTCGCCGACAGCGAAGAAAATGTCGGAACAGGCATGGTCGGTGCTCCAGCGTGCGGAGACGTCATGCGGTTGCAAATCAAAGTATCGTCCGACGGAGTTATTGAAGACGCTCGATTCAAAACTTTCGGATGTGGCAGTGCTATTGCTTCTTCATCGCTACTCACCGAGTGGGTTCGAGGAAAGTCCCTTGACGAAGCAGGAGAAATCAGTAATCGACAAATTGCTGAAGAACTATCACTCCCGCCTGTAAAGATACATTGCTCGGTACTGGCGGAAGATGCAATCAAATCAGCGATAAAAGATTACAAAGAAAAACATGGCGACCCTGACGTTACAGATGCAGAACCACTCAATGATGGCAGTC